CCTGATCTTGTAGCTGTAGTTGAATTAGCTATTACTAAGACTGATGTAGACTTTACTGTACTTGAAGGTATGCGTACTAGAACTCGTCAACGTTCCCTCTACACCAAAGGTTCTTCAATGACAATGAACTCAAGGCACTTGACTGGTCATGCTGTTGATCTCGGTGCCTATGTAGATGGTGAAGTCAAATGGGACTGGCCTCTATACCACAGGATTGCGAAAGCAATGAATGAGGCTGCACTGGAGCTGAAAGTAGACCTGGACTGGGGTGGTGACTGGAAGTCATTCCCTGATGGGCCTCACTTTCAGTTACGTTGGAGCACGTATCCGATCTAACTGAATAGCTGGGAGAGAGCTTGATGACCGACAGTACAGTATTAGAACTAAGACTTGAAGAAGTGACTAAGGACGTTACTGAGATAACAGCTAGGGTTCAAAGCCTTGACACTAGCCTAACTCAGTTAAACCTTACGTTAAGCCTTCTTGAGCAAACTGTTAAAGCAATCATAGCTCTAGGCGAGGACCGTAAGCAGTTCGCCAACAGAGTACAATACTTTGTTGTAGGCGGTATTATATCAGCTGCTGTCGCTTTCTTACTAGGCGGGGGGTTGGTCTTATGAACCCTGGTCTTCAGAATACGTTATCGATGGTTTCTGGCTTCGCCCTGTGTGGTGTGCTCTTCTACTCCATCTTTTGTTACTCCGTCTTAGAATCTACAGTTATAATAGATATAAGCAATGAACTAGTCTGTACTGAAAAGGAACATAAAGAATGATACGGACACTGATACCTATCCTAACTCCTATTGTAGGTGACGTACTGAAAAGGATTATACCTGATTCAAACGTTCGTGATGAGATTGAACGTGAGACTAAGCTAGCCCTACTAGAACACGCTGACTCCTTAGAACAGATACGGGGTGATATCATCCTAGCTGAAGCTAAGTCAGAGAACTGGATTACTTCATCCTGGCGTCCCCTTCTTATGATGGTAGCTATATCTATTATTGCTATGAACTACTTGGTGTTCCCACTCATTGCTCTTGTTTACCCTGAGATGAACAACCACGTATTAGAACTACCAGAGCAACTCTGGAACCTATTAACACTTGGCGTAGGTGGCTACATTGTTGGTCGCAGCGGTGAGAAAGCTATAGATAAATGGAAAGAAGGTAAGTGATGGGCTGTTGGACAGATACTAAGAACCCTTGTGGTAAGTGCTTTGGTTGCTGGAATATGGACCCAGCTTCTATCTCCGTTGAGTTCAAACTATACAACGGTACCTTCCTTACCTCCATTTGCTTATTTGAAGATTGATACAATGGCTGATGCAAAGAAGAAAGATTCACGTCTAGAACGTGCAGGTGTATCAGGTTACAATAAACCTAAGCGTACACCAGGCCATGCCAAGAAGTCACACGTTGTTGTGGCTAAGGTAGGTGACCAGATTAAGACTATCCGCTTTGGTGAGCAAGGAGCTTCTACAGCTGGTAAGCCTAAGGCTGGTGAGTCCGATAAAATGAAGAAGAAGCGCGCTAGCTTCAAAGCCCGTCATGGTAAGAACATCTCTAAAGGTAAGATGTCTGCTGCGTACTGGGCCGACAAGGCGAAGTGGTAATGGCTGCTGTTAAGAAGAAGTCAACTGTTAATGCAGCTGGCAACTACACTAAGCCGACTATGCGTAAGAACCTTGTTGCTAAGATCAAGGCTGGTGGTAAGGGCGGTAAGCCTGGACAGTGGTCAGCTCGTAAGGCACAAATGGTTGCTAAGGAATATAAAGCTAAAGGTGGAGGATATAAGTAATGAAAGGTGTTAAGCATTATCTAAAGGATGGTACGCTGTTCACAGGCAAGACACACAAGCACCCAGACGGTAGTCTTATGACTGGTGCTAAGATGTCTAAGTCCTCTAAGAAGCTAGTCCACCTCAAGGACTTAAGCAAAACAGCAAAGGCTAAGAGCAATGTCAAACCTATCAAAAAGCCAAACAAGCCTAAATAAGTGGACTAAGGAGAAGTGGGGCACCAAGTCAGGTAAGCCATCTACCCAAGGCAAGAAGGCAACTGGCGAACGGTACTTACCTAAGAAAGCAAGAGAGGCACTCACCGCTAAAGAGTATAAGGCTACTACTGCTAAGAAGCAGAAGGACACTAAGGCTGGTAAACAGTTCAGCAAGCAGCCTAAGAAGATAGCAGCTAAGACAGCTAAGAGTAGGAAGTAATATGAGTGAGCGTGACTACAAACGTGAGCGTGACCTTCAACTGAAGTCACCTAAGTCTAACAAGAAGGCTAACGCCTCTCGTAAGGCAGCTCGTCGTATCTTAGAGAAGAAGGGTGTTGTGTCTAAGGGCGATGGTAAAGATGTTGATCATAAGAATCGTAACCCTAATGATAACTCCCCAAAGAACCTAAAGGCTAAACCTAAGTCAGTTAATCGTAGCTTCTCCCGTAAGGATGACGCTAAGAAGTATGGCAAGGTAGGGGCCTCTAACCCAGGTACACAAAGGAAGAAATGAATATGGATCTTATTAAGTACGAGAAAGAACTGAACAAAGCTGGCTACTTCATCTCCACTGATCAAGTAGTTAACTTCCGTGGTGACGTCGTAGGTCAGATGGACCCGTATGGTGAGTTCCATTGTAGCTCTGATGATGTATTGTTAATCCTTTCTACTGAGCCTAAGGTAGAAGTTAAGAAGACAGTTAAGAAGACAGTTAAGAAGCCAGTTAAGAAGACCCTTACTTCTGACTTTGATCAAGATTGGGGAGGCTAATGCCTTCTCTCGCCTTTACAACCTTCTACGCGAGTGAGGCCATTACGTCTACTACTGCTGACGTAGGGGCTGATATCGTGTACACTGTACCTGCTCAACATGATGGACAGATTACACTGCTTATGGCAGCTAACGGCGGGTCTACTCACGTTGTAAGCGTCCAGGTATACCACGCAGACACAGCTACGTACAGTTTCCTACTTAGGTCAAAAGCTGTTGGTACTGGTGAAGCTTATAACGTATTAGGCTCAAGCCGTCTATACCTACACGCAGGTGATAAGATACTAGCCTACAAGTCAGCAGGTACCCTTGACGTATCTATTTCCGGTAAGCAATTCTATAACCCATCAAGGAGAGTCTAATGACTAAACGCGCTCTAACTGAAAAGCAAGAACTCTTCCTAGACGTCCTCTTTGAGGAAGCTGAGGGTGACCCTTTGCTAGCTAAGCAACTTGCTGGTTACTCAGCTAACGTCTCTACTTCATCTATTACAGCTTCAATGGCTGAAGAGATATATGAACTTACCCGTAAGTTTATTGCACAGAGTTCTACTAAAGCAGCCTTCACCATGTATAAGGTGATGGGTGATGTAGACATGCTAGGTGCTAAAGAGAAGATGGCAGCAGCCAAAGACTTGATGGACCGTGCTGGTTTCACTAAGACTGAGAAGATAGAAGTTTCAACTAAAGAACCCGTATTCATTCTACCCGCTAAGAAGATAGAAGAATAACCCTTGACAAACTAATGTGTGTGTGATATAAATGGCCCGTAAGTACGCTCCAACCTTTAAGAACCCTCCTAAGCAACAGAACTGGTTCCTACCTAAACAAGGTAAGGACGGGGAGTGGTACCCTCTGGTACGTGTCGGAAGACATATACCCTTTGGGTATGAGCAAGACCCAGAAGACCATGACATCCTTCAACCAATTCCTAAGGAACTAGAACTGCTGGAACAAGCTAAGAGATACTTAGCTGAGTACAGTCTTCGTCTAGTAGCCCGTTGGTTGACAGAGCAGTCTGGTCGTTACATCTCACATGTAGGATTAAAGAAACGTGTCAACATCGAAGAAAGTAGACGGGGATCAGCCGATGCCCATAGAATCTATGCTAGGCGCTACAAAGAAGCCTCGGCCAAAGCGGAAAAGCTCGACAAAGCCCGTCTCGGTGGAAAAGGTACAAGAACCCTCTACTCCGAAAAGGGAGAAGATACCAGCGAGAGTTAAAGCTCCTGATATTGATATCAAAGCTGCACAGGACATCATCTTCCAAGCTAACCCTGGCCCACAGGAAGACTTCCTAGCTTCTAGTGAGCAAGAGGTTCTCTACGGTGGTGCTGCTGGTGGCGGTAAGTCCTACGCAATGGTAGCTGACCCTGTACGTTACTTCAACAACCCACAGTCTCGTGGTCTACTCGTACGTCGTTCTACAGAAGAACTACGCGAACTGATCTCAGTCTCTAAGCAACTCTACCCACAAGCTATCCCAGGTATCAAGTTCATGGAACGAGATAAGACTTGGGTTGCCCCTAGCGGAGCTACCTTGTGGATGTCATACCTTGACCGTGACGATGACGTTATGCGTTATCAGGGACAAGCGTTTAACTGGATTGGTCTCGATGAGATGACCCAGTGGCCTTCTCCTTTTGCATGGAACTATATGCGCTCACGTCTACGTGCTACTAGTGCGTCTAAGCTGCCTCTCTACATGAGAGCTACAACCAACCCTGGTGGTCCAGGACACCACTGGGTTAAGAAGATGTTTATCGACCCTGCTCCATCTAACACATCATTTGATGCAGCTGATGAGTTTGGTAATACGATCCAGTGGCCTGTGGGTCACCGCTTCGAGGGGAA